ATAACAAATTGCACGGGACCAAGAGTTTTGGTGAACATAGGGATGTTGGCGTTAATTAATGCGGCGCCTGCTCCGTTTCGTATTTCACGTGGTATAAGTGAAGTGCTTGGCAACGGAATACACTGGTCAAGAACTACTGCATACCTGCGGTGATTATGTCCGCACGAAAAATTGAGTTTGCAGCCACATTGAGTTGCGTTGGTGAAGTTGATGATGGTTCGGTAGCAAGTCGTAATGCGAGCACACTCCCTTTAATATACTTGATAGCGGTAGAGAACGATCCCATTCTTTCAATCTTTGTTGTGTCGTCGCGTTCATCTACTTCTGTTTGAGTATGGCAAAAAGCGCTCTTCATCATATTACCATTCATCGAATGCATTAGTTTATTCCAGTTGTCAGAGACAGTCTTAAATCGAAAATTTTTCCTGACGCGTAACAACTTAAGCATAAAGAGTCGGGCCCACAGTCTAGCTGATAATTTGTCTTCTTGATGCTCACATTTCGACAAAATATTTCCGTTTTCCGCGTGCACTGTCTTATTGTGCTGTCTTCTCTCGGCTTCGAGAACCAAGGTACAATCGGCCCACGTCTTACCGGTAATATGATACCATGCGCCGCCTACATCAAACTGCTGTCCCATTTGGACCCATTCGGGAAAAAGTTCAGTCAACCTTTCAAGACATAACTCGTGGCTTACACTCATGATCTTGCAATACAACACCCATTGGGTTGAGGTCATATCTTTGATGTGTAACCAGGTCTTACCCCATAGTGCTTCGAGGACATTCTTTCGATAGTCGGCACTTTCAGGATGGGTATTGTACTAATCTACTGCTTTAACTGGATCTTTCTTAAGCTTGGCAACAACACGGTTAAGTGAATTATTATAATTTTCAGCTGCAGCGAATGCATCACGGTCTTGCTGAGCTGCGCGTTCACGAAGTTTCTCTTTGTCACGCTGGTTTGACGCGTTTCCTCCACCCTGTGTTGGTTTCTTGACTGGTCGTGGCACATTTTCATCGGGATCGTTGTCATACTGGGGGAGTGGAGCGTCAATTTCAAAACTCGGATACATGCAAACTGCAAGTCTACCCTCGTATTCAAGTAAAGCCGATCGAGTTATCCTGTCACCAATGATTATTACTAGTGCGTCTTTTGATGCCATTTTCTTCTGTACTACTGCAGGTTTCGGAGTGGACGATCGGTGCACTTGTATCTTCATCTCGGGAAGCTGAGCTTCAAGTG